ATGATCGAAAATACACAAAACGCACAAGAGGAACGCCTCAAACAACTATTTGCAACGTGGCATCACCTCATACAGACACAAACCGCGGGGCACGATGTGCACCGGGAATTAGATACTGTTATTGAAGCGGTGTTCAACGAGATCGACAAAGTAGATGGTAATGATGTTGGCGACAATAATGCGCAAAAACTGAACAAAAGCTATGCATCCGCGTTACGTGATTTTCATCGAAAAAAATAATGAAGAAACCGCGCATGATAAAAAAATTATGAGGTGAATTTATGGGTAAATATATCAAACATCAAGTTTCAAGGCGGGCCAATCAAGGAGAACGGAATAAAAGGTAAAAACGTCAACCATAAATAATTTATCATCGTTTGTGTGACGTTTTTTTTTATATCGTGCCCGTCTCGTAGCGGGCCAATGGCACGCGTGTAATATAGCGTGGTTTTCTCGTCTGCCTCGTCGCAGATAAACACGGGCGTTGGCCATATGAGTCAACGCCCGTTTATATTTTACGAGGAGGAATAACGAATGAATATGCGAGCATTAAATAATAAATACATCCTCGCCGCACGAGAGGAAGGTATGTCATGGAGAAATATGGACGCTTTTGATTATGACGGTGATATTTTCAAGTCAATCGAAGTACTTAGAGATAAAGGGTATAAGATTTTTTATCTGTCCAAAGTTCAGTATGCCATCGATACGATTTTAAAAAACGAGGAAGAGAAATAGTGGTTGTTTAATTTAGACATAAAACCCCGCCAACACAGGCGGGGTTTTTCTTTTTGCGTCAGTAAGTCCGGAAGAAATTCCAACGTAAGGCACACACGTCAGACTGACTGGATTAACCGAAACTCACCGCGCAGGTGAATAGTTCGCTAAGGATCGTTCAGAAACCTTCCATTGTCCACGGTTTTTTTCTTGGTGACCTGCTATACGTCCTTCTCGCACGGCTTTGATAACCGCCGTGGTGGATACGTCAGACTGCTTCGCCGCTTCACTGGCGGAAAGAAAGCGATCCTTTTGCGCTGGTTCTTCGTCTACCAGGTCGCCGTGACTTGGTGACGCTTTTCCCTGCGCAATTGCAAGCCGATACTCAATATCTTCTACTACTTGGTATAGTGGGGTATTAGCGATTTCACGCGTAACCACTCGACTGCCTTTCATTAGTGGATTGTCAGGCGTTTGTATAAGTCTGAGATAGTCCGCGCGTGGCATATTGGTTTTGTATGCGGAAAGACATTCTGTATAGAATGCGAACTCCGTGTCTGTTAGTTGATGTAAATCAATGACATTTCCGTCTAACGTCACGTGTATATCATACATGTCGTTACCTCCTATGCAACTCTTAAACTTATTATAAACTAAACTTAAACTTATGTCAACTCCCCCGAAGGGGAGGGGAGAGGATTATTCCTCATCCCCGATGATTTCAGCAATTCCGGCAATATTTACGTATACCGCCTCTTGCTGAAATTCCTTCCGCACCCACCGAGCGATTTCAAGGAATTTTGGGATTTCCGTAAGAGAGTTAAGAGCGATCATGTATTTGTCGTTTGTGTCTTTATATGTTTTTTCGCCTCCTTTCCAATATCCTGAAATCGTTCCTTCTTCGACGGACACACCTCCGAACTCTTCAATAATAATGTTGCGGAGGTTTTTCAGTTTCGAGACCGAAAAGGGATTGCCGTCATTGTCTGCTTGCGGAATCAGGATGTAAGTTTCGATCAATCTGACCAGCTCCTTTTAATATGTTGTGTGCCTTACATTTATTATATTAAACTAAATATAAACCTAAGTCAAGGGTTTTTATCAATTTTTTAGTTTAAATATTTTTCGTTGTTAGGAGGTTAGTGGGTGGGGAACTGGGTAGAAAACGAAGTATATACTTACGTAGACGAAAACGGTGAAGAGAGAATTTCCGCCCCCTTAGGTTCACATAAAGTCATAAACATAAAACAGTCAGAAGCATATCGACAGAAATTAGAACGAGAAAGACAACAAGCGCTTAACCGCGGTCGCACATGGGTCGCGTGTTACCACGAACCAATTCGATCAATAATTAAACAGTTAAAACTTACGGAAGCGGGCGCAATCATTAAACTCCTACCTTACTTACGATTTAAAAACGGTGGGCGGTTAATTAACGAAGGATTACCACTGAAACAGAGAGATATTCAACGTATTCTTGGGCGCGGAAAAGAAACGGAGTATACGCAGGTTATCCGTAAACAATTCGAGGTGCTCGGCGACGTAATTTGGTGTGACGAAAACGAACCCTTTTACCCTGTTTGGTGTGACGAAAACGAACCCTATTAAAAACGCTGAAATCCGCGCCATATAAGGGTGAATCGGTGATTTTGGTGGAAATGTTCTCTTTATCTTTAGTTGTACGATATTGACGGTTGTTTTTGGCTTACGCCAGCACTTCGCCTTACGGCTTGTGCAAGGATTATTTATCCTGCGGATATTTTTCATTATGAGGTTCATTCCGCAAGAAAAATGATAGTGGAGCCGATAGGCGACACTGGCGAAGCCATATAAACATACGGGAGTTATTCGGAAGGTAAGAGAGAGGCGGTGAATGAAAATAAGCGACGCGTTAATTGAGTATTACGAACGGCAGGTCGATGAGTATTACCGCAATGAGGAGATTGAATTTTACGAGTATAAGAAGGAAGAATTAAATAAATTCCTCGTGTGTAGCGATTCGCAGTCCTTATACGCTTGACTATTTTAGGAAGGTGGTGGACGCATTGAAAAAGCTGGAAGCTCGTCATTATAAAGCGATATATTACCTATCGCAACCAAATCACGGTGGATTAACGATGGAGGAAATCGCCAAGGAATGCGGAGTTTCCCGCAAATCCTTATACGAGTGGAAGAAAAGCGAACTATTCCAACGTGAGTTGAAGAAGGAAATACGACGGACGGTAGGCGACCGTATCCCTGAAGTGATTGACGCTATGTTCCGCGAAGCGATTGAGAACGGAAGCGGGAAACATGCGGAATTGTTGTTGAAAACGTACGGCGATATGCTTACGGATAAGATCGAAGTGGAAGTGGATCAGACAGTTAATGACAAGCGAGAGGTGAGAGACGCTGAGGCATTACAACGGAAGGCAGACGAATTATTAAGACGGTTTAATAAGGATGAAAGGAAAGAAGATGATGCGCAAGATTAATGTAGGGTACAAATTATAGTGTGTCACCCTTTGTAAAATACGGTGCATTATAATAGGAAGGGACTCAATTCGGAAAGGGTACCAAATGGTGACGGGTGTTACCTTATACCAGCGACATGCTTCTGATGGAGACCGACCCTAGAAATTTTTCAGAGCGGAAAACTGAAACGGAATGATATACAAAATATCCAACAAATGTAAATCATTTATGCATTATCGTATACATCCGGGGTGTCCATATAGGGAAGACGGGGAAAGAGTATGGGAGGATAGGTGGTGGTAGGTGTGGTGCGACTGTATCCCTTGTATACCAAGGTATAGCGCATGTACACCACACACCACATACGCATGTACATAACGTAATGTATAAAGCATTGATCAAAGCAATAATCAAAACGAATTGAACAAACGTTGTTATATCAACGATTGTCATAACGCATGAATGCAACACAATATCATTTTGTGACTTTCTTTATTCTTTAAAATGAATTAAAATAAATAAAAGAATTTTCAGTTTACTTTCCATTTCTTTGTTTCAGCCGAAAATTTTCCGGACCCCCAGGCAGGTGGGGTAAAGCCTCTGGGACTGACGCGCCAAAAATATCGACACCAATTTTTAATATTCGGGGTAACACGTGTCACCCAACGCAGAAGGACTTAACCGCGCACCTAACGAATACCATACGATGAAGAACACACGAGGAGGATTTGACGAGCGTTGAAGACGGAAAAAGTAGTAACGATTGTAGCAGCGGTTTTTATCATCGTACTGTTCGGTATATTATCTTTTAAGGGCGCGGAATCAACGAAGCAGAAGGAGGCGGAGAAAAAGGACTTGGAAGGGTACCGTAAAAAAGTAGACGCTATTTTCAAAGACATGGCGGATGATGTAATGAAGTACACGAAACAGACGGAAACAGAGGACAGTACGGGAGAGTTTCTAGCGATGGCTCAAGTGAACTCTAGCCTAGACGAAGGTCAAGACGCATTACTTAAGGTAGAAACGCCTGATGAGTACGAAGAGCAAGAAGCGGAGGTAATGAGTCGATTAGAGGACGCAATAAAAACGTGCTCAGACGTAATAGGTCTTTACACGGAAGAAAAGAATGAAGAGGCATATAACAAAATTCAAGACGTAATTGATAAATTTGCAGAGGCACTGAAAGAGAAAAACGAAATGTTTGGGTACGAATAACAAGGACGCGTTTCACATGACGCGTCTTTTGTGTGCTTGAGGGGAGTGGGAGGAGGGATCGGAAGATGACAACGGTAGACACAGTTATTTCGGGAATGGTTGCGGGATCAATTATCACAGCGTTGTTTTTGTTGCCCACCGGGTTTGCGCTTGGCGTGTTGTGGACACAATTAACATCACGCAGGATTATATGAGGAGGGTTAGAGATTGAACGGTTTCCTGAACGATCAGTTCAAGAATATGCTGAAAGAAACCCGTAGAGGTTGAGGCATGGCAAACAAACGAAACAATCTATATTGATACACTGGAAGGTACAATGAAGGCGCGTCCAGGAGATTGGATCATACGAGGGGTTCGCGGGGAGTTGTATCCGTGTAAGCCGGATGTATTCGAGAAGACATACGAAATAGTCGAGGAGGAATAACGGTAGTGGGACGGAGGATTAATAATTCCATTCGCGAATAAATATATCGAGTTGACACACCGAGGCAGGGAATTACGGAACCAAGTCGATCAGGCACGCGAAAGGGACAACCGAACAAAAACACAAAAGGATTTAGAATTATTCGAGAAAGTTTACAGTAAGTACAAACGACACTTAACCGAAGTTAGAAAAACCGTGGTAGAGTCGTAGAGGATTTAATTCAGCGACTGGTGCGAGAGAGCGCCTGGAGGAAGTCGCAGTGGGATTCAGGCGAACATACGGTGAATAATTCACTGGAAAACCAGGCTCCCGAACTGTAAAAGGATTGTATGGTTTTACCGGAAAAATGGTACTTCAGAGAAGTGATATTATATATTGATCACTACTAAATACGCTTTCAGCTCAAGGGAAACAGGGTAAATTTAAATGATAATTACATCGTCATACAATCATTCTTAACGATGTAATTAACGAAAATAAAGAGTTTAAATCTACATTTGCGACAAAAGAAAACGGTGCACCCGAAGGCGCGCCGTTTAAAGTTCAATATTCGCGTATACTTCATCGATCTTGTCTTGCTGGATTCCGATATATCGCAGCGTATGACCTTGCGAAGAGTGGTTGAATATTTTCTGCAGTAACGCAAGGTCAGTCCCTGCTTTGTATGCGTGGTAACCGAACGTTTTCCTGAGCGAGTGGCAACCGATTGCGTCATCAATTCCGACTTTTTCTGCTGCGGACTGCAAAGCGCGGAATGCCGTAAACCGTGTGATGGAATTTCCGCCTTTTCGAGATGGAAATAAGGGCGCGGCATCCGGTTCGTTAGAGATATAGCGGTTAAATTCTCTTTTGATTGTGTTGTTGATGCGGAACCGCTTCACCTTCCCTGTCTTTTGCTCTCGCACTTCGATAAATTCTTTTCCGCGTATATCACCGACAGTCAGTTTAAGGACATCACTGATCCGCAAGCCGGAATTGATGCCTAGGACGAACAGGAATCTGTCGCGGGGTTTAAGAACACGTTTCATTTTTGCGATTTGCTTTTTGTCGCGGATCGGTTGTACGGTGTTCATTCTAATCACTCCGTTCTCGTTTTGTTGCGTTAATTATACGAACAAATAACGAATATGTCAACGATAAAATATGCTATACGGGAGGTGGAAAGGATCGCATGGGTTAATGGGCGATGGATCAACCGCGAAGATCGGCAAGAGATGATTGATGCGTCTAAGAAGCTCATCAAGACATATACGGATAACATCAATGAGCTTTCCTCTGACGATTTAGAGGAACTGGAACGCGAAATTAACGAACTCGAACGGTTGGAGCGTATTCATCGTGCTGAGGTGGATATGCTTTATTTCTTTTACGAGTATTTTTCGGATGCACGAAACCCAGGGAATCCGGATAACTTGGTTCCTACGCCGGACGTTGACATGGACGACGCTCCACCGTTTCACCAGAAGTTGTCACGTATTCTAGATTCGGTTTCTAATCGAAATAAAACCGCACGTATCGCATGGGCGGCGAGTCGTGGTCATGCTAAATCAGCGTATTTATCAAACGCTTTTCCCGTACGCGAGATCGTGTATCGTAAAAGAAAAATGATTTTGATTATCTCGGAGACTAACGCGGGGTCAATTAAGTTTCTCAAATGGGCATCGTCGCAGCTAAAGTTCAATTTAAAACTCCGCGAGGACTTCGGCGAATTACTTTACGAACAGAAGTCGAGGAACGAAAAAGATTCCGAAACAGCGTTTCTCACGACAAGTGGAATCAAAATGGAAGCGACATCACTAGGTACACAAATTCGGGGTTTCCGTAATGGATCACAGCGACCTGATTTGATTATCTTAGATGACCTTGAATCAAGGGACTCTAACAATACTCCCGAATTGCGACAAAAGGCTAAAGACTGGCTAAACTCCGACTTGATGCCTGCTTACGACCCAACGTGTACCGCAGTTATTTTTATGGGTACGATCGTCCACCCGGATTCACTTTTAAATTACGTGCTTAATGAACGTCGCGATTTCATTAAAAATAAGTTCCCAGCAATTCTTTCTCACCCTGAACGGACTGATTTATGGTCGGAGTTCGAACGGATATACAAGGAGTACGAGCCGACACAAGAAGAGTACGACGCGATGGAGTACGCTGACGAGGAAACAAGGACTCCGAACGAAGAGGCGGCACTTAGGTTTTACCGCGAAAACAAAGAAGAAATGGACAGAGGGGTTAAGGTCTTATGGCCTCAACGGTTTCCTATGTACGAGTTAATACTTGAAAAGCAGAACTACGGAACGAAAGCATTTAACTCGGAATTTATGAACAACCCTATCGACGAGGAGTCTCGCATATTCAAGCCGGAGAATTTTTACTACTGGGATGATAGAGATCCTGGTTTTACTGTGCCCGCAAAGGGATACGATGTCTTTATGGGCGTAGATTTTGCGATGGGGAAACAACGTGGGGATTATAGTGCAATCGTCACGATTGCAAGGGACAGCAAAACAAAGCGGAATCTAGTTGTAGATGCGTGGGGAGATAGAGTACACCCGGATACTTTTATAAAAATCATCGTTGACAAGGTTTTGAAATATCAGCCGACACGAATAGCAGCAGAAGCGCAAGCCGCACAGGAGTTTTTTACTTTTAAACTCAAGGAGGCGTTGAGGGCTAAGGGGTATCCTTCTGGAACAAGGGTCAAGGAAGTAAAGCACAGGACGCGAAAAGAATTGCGCATTGAAGCATTATTGCCGGAGATCGAAAGCGGGCGTTTGCAGTTTTGCCGCAAGCACTCGCTTTTGTTGTGGCAATTTGAAGCATATCCGCAAGACCACGACGACTTACCTGACGCGCTTGCGATGGCGTGGGATATTGCGAAGAAAGGTGCGCGGGAAGTCGTGACGAAACCCATATGGCTCTAATTAACGAAAGGAGGGAAATCCATGACTAAATTATTCGATGTGGGCGGACAGTTTCCGGATGACGCATCACTTGAACGTCTAGCTAAATACGAAATAGGGAGGAAGATATTCAAGGGACGCCTCGAAGAAATTCGGGACCGCGCGCTAGCAATTTATAAAAGCGATGACAGTAGACGAATGCAGTACGAGCAATTAAAGACATTACTTATCGTAGTTAATTTACCTGATATCCTTTTGACAAAGCCCGCTGATTTGATGGTGGGTGAAACGCCGAGTTATGAAACGGGATTGTCAGACGAGACAAGAGAACAGAAAGCACTTGCAGATATTGTAGAGAAAAACAGTATCTCTAAGATGATTCACGAGACGGTGATTGGAGGAGGGTACCGGGGAGATTCTTTTTTAAAGGTTCGAAACGATTATCGCGAAGATTTCAGCGAAACGCCGGACGGGAAGCCTCCGTCAGGAGTCAAACGGGAGCCGATCGTTGAACCGATCGACCCATCATTCGTTTTTCCGGAAACCTCGGATAAAAATCGAAAGAAATTCAAGGCGATCAACGTCGCATTTGTCGATTGGGTAGATGGCGGTAAGGAAGAAATACCGTTTCTTGAAGTTGAGAGGCACGTTCCCGGATACATCTATCGAGAACGCTTCCGCTTGACGGGACAACGCGTCGAGCGAGTAGACGACGTAGATATTAGCGTATTTGATATCAATGAACAAATAGGGGAAACAGAGGTAATCGAAACTGGAATACCACGTTTGTTGGTATTCCATATCCCATATAAGACAACTGATGACGAATGGCAAGGGATAAGTGGAGTCGAAAAAATGGAATCTGTTTTACAAGCGATTAACGAACGCTTGGTACAAATAGACTACATCCTATGGAAACATGCAGACCCGACGATGTACGGTCCAGACTTGGAGAACAACGCACAGCAGATCGGAACAAGCGGCATGTATATCAAGGTCGAAAAGGAAGACCATACGCCAGGGGCTGTGACATGGGATTCGAAAATGGACGGAGCATTTAGGGAACTTGACTATCTGATCGGAATCGTTTACCAGTTAGCAGAAACTCCGCAATGGCTGTTCGGTACAGTTATCTCCGAACGAGGAACAGACGGGGGGACGGGAACGTCTCATACGGACAGTGCCGCGATTAAATCAAGATTTATGCCGATCTTATCAAAGGTAAAGCGTATAAGGATGCACGTTGACACTGCAATTCGGGATGCATTATTAACTGCAATGGAAATTGAAAATAGAGCAAATGACGGCGTCGATGATTTCGAGCCATACGAACCGATCCGTCCGGTTATCAAATGGAAGGATGGTATTCCAGCGAATGAAAAAGAGCTTGCTGAAATCGTTGCTATTCGCACAGGAAATAAACCGAATCTCGATGTGCAGTCCGCAATTAAGATGCAGGACGAGGTTGATGACAAGAAAGCAAAAGAAATTATGCGCAGAATTAAAAGGGACGAAGAGGACACATTCGGAACTGTTGATGCGTCTATTTTTAATGCGACTAAACAGGAGCAACAAGAAAAACCGGAAGAGGAATCGGAAAAAGAAAAATTCGAGAGCGGGGATAAATAATGCGTATTCCCCCGAAACCAAACTACGAATACGAAGTTGATGAATTAGTACGCCATTATCAACGAACTATACGTGAAATACTCGCGGAGTTGGAACGATTTGATTTAACGGATTATCGGAAAGAAAATGCGCGTGCACTACTGATGTATATCTCCGAATTGCTGGCCGATCTAAATGAAAATGCGGCAGCATGGGTAAAAACAAACATTCCGAAAGCAGCACAAGAGGGCGTTTCTCACACTATTTATGAACTCGGCGTTGTCCCTACACTAACGGAAGCCAACCGGATGTTTAAGTTTAATCGCCCGAACAAAGAGGCTATCGAGGCAATCGTAGCAGATACACAAGCCGATCTTTTAGCGGTAACACAAAATGTTGAACGAAAAGTACGTTCAGCCGTCCGACAAGTGACGGCTGAAGTCATGCGGCACAACTTGACACGAGGGCTCAATGGCGTAAAGGGAATTAGGAGTGAAATCCTTTTCGAACTAAGAAAACGTCTAGGTGATTCCGTTAACACCGGGATTATTGACGCTGCGGGGCGCCGTTGGAAACCGAGAGTATACGTTGATATGTTGTCGCGTACAAAACTTATGGAAACGTACCACACGGCGAAGATAAACGAAGCACTCGGAAGGGGTGCATATTTGGCATTAATTTCGGCGCACGGTGCGAAGGATGCCTGTCGATTTCATGAAGGCCGGATTATGAAGTTATCCCCCAACGCTCCGGGGAATTATCCGACGTATGACGAATTGCACGCTTCAGGTCAGATATGGCATCCAAGGTGTGCGCATACCTTCACAACGTTCATGTCAGAAGAATATTTACCTGCGGATGTAAAGAGAAAAGCAGAGCGACAGGCAGAACGGGGTGAACGTGCGCTAGCTACTGGCGGAAGAGATCCAAAAATCGATTGAGCTACCCGCGGTGTACTTCGACTCTTAATAATTCGTGTCCTGGACGGAAGACATTAAAAGCCGCATAATTTTCGAGGCGTTGCTCGTTAAAAACGAATATGGAGGTTATTACGAAATGAAAAAGAAAAAACGTAGTTTGAAAATGAATTTGCAGTTTTTTGCGGAAGAAACAAAAGAAACAGATACGGAACCGTCTACTGAACCGTCGCAAAAGCAGACCCAGGATAAAATGATACCGTATGAACGTTTTAAAGAGGTCAACGATAGTTTGAAGTCGTTTAAGGAAACGTTTAAGAAACTAGGACTTGAAGATGTAGAGGAACTAAAGGGAATCGTAAGTAATTACAAAAAACTCCAAGATGAGCGAAAAAAAGCGGAGCGCGAAAAAATGTCAGAGATTGATAGACTTAAAGTAGAACGTGACGAGGCATTGACCGGAAAAGAGAATTTCGAGAAGCAACTCGCTGAAGTAAAAGAGCGCATTCGTGAACAGGCTATTCAAAGCGAATTTATAAAAGTCGCGATGGCAAACAACATCGACTACATTGATGATGCGCTCAAATTAGCCGATTTCTCTAACGTTGAATACAACGAAGACGGCGGTGTAAAAGGTGTAGAGGAAGTTGTAAAATACCTTGCCAAGAATAAACCGTTCTTACTGAAACAACAGGAAGTAAAAGAACCGAAGCAAATCGGATCACCCTCCAATCCAGCACCTAACAGAGATGCAAGGACACTGCAAGCACAGTTAGAAGAAGCGAAAAAAGAAAAGAACCTTAGTAGGGTAATCGAATTGTCCAATAAACTGAAGGGTTTACTTAAATCGTAAAAACACCCGCCGAAAGGCGGTTTATTTAATTTCAAAGCAAAAGGAGTAATGGTTTATGTTATTGACTTATGACTTTAAAGACCAGGTACGCCAACTTGACGAAGGAATTAGCTTGATTATTGACGATGAGCCTACGTTGCTCGGACTTGTCGGGTTTGGCGGGGAGTCTTTATATCAAACGAAATTTGAGTGGATGAGTGATCGTCTGAACTCCAATCTGTCAAGTGTGAAAGGTGCCAAACTTGCCTCTGATACAGTTATTACTGTTCCTGAAGGTGATGGAGAGAAATTCCGAGTGAATGCAATTGTGGTTGCTGGTGAAGAGTATATGCGTGTCACTGATATCAACGGAGATGATATTACCGTTGAGCGCGGATTCGACGGGACCACTGCTGCTGATCTTGCCGATGGTGCCGAATTGCGGATAGTTTCTCGTCCTCAACCCGAAGGTGCAATGCCCGGTGAAGATGAGGGGCATGATCGGTATGTAGATTACAACTTTTCTCAAATTATTGAGCGGTACGCATCTGTTTCTAATACGCAGCAAGCCGTTCGTACTCACAACGTGACCGACGAATTACAGTATCAGGTCGAGTTACGACTAAAAGAAATGGCACGTGAGTTTAACGATTGGTTGATTTATGGACGTCGTCATGATGCAGGGCGGAATATTCCTCGTATGACTGGTGGTCTTTTACATTTCTCTGAAATGAAAGGTTCCGCCAAACAAAATGCTAATGGTAATGAAGTTAACGCAAAAATGCTGAATGACCTCATGGAAAAAGTATACCAACGTGGAGGAAATGTTAACACAATTTTGACCAACACAGCAGGATCACGCCAAATCTCTAAACTTTTAAGTGATAATGTACGGGTTGTTCGCGAAGATCAAAAAGCGGGACGCGTAATCATGGAATACATTTCTGACATCGTAGGTGGCTCTTCGGCTACCGTTGTCGTTGACCCGAACTTCCCGAAAAACAAAGTCGCGTTACTGGATCGAAGTATTCTTTCCTTGCGTCCTCTGCGTCCGGTTTATGACGTTGATGCGTCCGTCCCTGGTGCCGATTTTGTAGCTCGTCAGATTCGCGGAGAATACGGAATCCAAGTTAAAAATGCCAACGAGAAAGTCGCTATTCTGGAAAACATCTCTACTAGCGTTACTGCTTGATTTAAGCGCCCTTCACTTAAGGGGCGCTTAATTCCTTCGAAAGGAGGGTCAACATGGCGAAGTATAAAGCACATCCCTTTTACATTGTGGATTCAGGTCGCAGTCGAATAAGCTTTAACCACAATGGTTTTTACGAAACACAAGACCGTAAGGAAATCGATATTTTAGATAAATTGTGTCCAACGTGGGTTAAACGTCTTGATGATCAACTTGATGATCAGATGGAATCTGAAAAGAAAGCTGAAGAAAAACAAGCGGAGAAAAAGGTAACCGTCTATAAGCGCAAAAAGACCTCCGCTAAATAACAGGAGGTGAGTGCAGAATGGCGGAAACGGTCACGCTGGAACAGGCGAAACAATACTTCAACGAATATGTTCTGCATAGCAATGCTTGGGACGAGGCAGACGACAAACGAAAACAAAAGTCATTGAACAATGCGGAACGAGTGTTGTACCGATATTACAGTGAATATGACGAACAAGACGCAAACAACATGCTACCGTGGGAGGCAGTCTGTGAGCAGGCGTTATGGATGCTTCGTATGAATGACGCTATATTACAAGCGGAGCAAGGCGTTATGCAGGTTAGCGCGGATGGTGTCTCCGTCTTAACAAAAGGGAATGCGACCAACAGAATCGCACCTGAGGCAAAACGGATCGTCGCAGACGCAAAGGACACCATGGGCCGCGTAGTCTGGACGGTGATTTGACGTGGCGCTTATTCCGTTACGACAGACCGTCACAATTACGCGGAGTACAGGAGAACTGGACGAATGGGGACGTCCGATAATGGGCGAACCAGAAGCATTTAAATGTCGTGCTCGCGAGGTAACCGAAGTAGTTGAAAACCCGCGAGGTGAGGAAGTCTTGGCGCATGTCGTATTTCTTCTAGATCAACTGGTTCCCGTAGGTTATGGTGACAATCTGTCGTATACAAACGAGATTGGAATCAAATACGAAGGGAAACCCAAAAGGGTTAGTGTGATCCGTGATTTTAGCGGAAAACCGCTCTTTACGAAGGTGTTTTTATGAGTTTCTCGATTGATACCAGCCACTTTAAGATACGTATAGGTAAAATGATTCCATCAGTCCAAGCCACTGCGCGTACATCAATGCAGGCGACTGTAGATGATCTCGAACGCATCGCGACAAACATTACGCCAATTGACACGGGGCAGCTACGACGAAGCGCAACGAAAAAAGTATCGGGAAAAACAATTATTGTCGGGGAGGTTGGTTTTTCAGCGGTCAATAATTCAAAAGGGTATGGTCCATTTAATTACGCAATATGGACCCATGAAGCATCCTATACGCCTAGTCATACAGGGGGAACGGACGGATACGCAATCGGAAATAAGTATCTTTCGCGTCCGCTATACGGGGAGGCAGAAAAGTACCTTCGTTGGTGGGCGGAAGGGATTAAGAAAGGATTGGAGGGTAGGTAGTGCGTATACTCGATTTAATTAACTGGATTAAAGGGCGAGTCCCCTACGACTTCTACCCTAACGAATTTCAACGTGACTCTCCGGATGCAAGCGCATATATCCGTATCTATCCAGGAGAAGGCGTGGATAGTGATACAGGGAAGCGAATACCTCATTTTCAGGTATTAGTCAGAGGAGACGTAGAGGCATATCCAGAGACAGAAGAGAAGTCAAACGAGATATTCAACGCGATCACAAACCAGCGTGATATATGGATCGGAAATGAATATGTCGTTCAAATCAAGGCACAGGGTTCTGCGCCTTTTTATATTGGCTTGGACGAAAACAGACGCCCGGTTTATTCGATGAACTTTCGGGCGATTATCAAACCGAATCTAAAAGGAGAGAAATAGATGCCCCAAATCAATGTGCCGATTGGCCCTTGTGTCGTTGAGTTCGGAAAGACAGACCCTACAATTTTCAATATAACAAAAGGGGGCGTTGTTCTTACACTTGAAACAGAAGTTCACGATACAACTGTAGATCAGTTCGGGAACACGCCCGTAAAATCCGTTATTCTTGGACGTAATTTACAAGTAACGGTACCCATGGCGGAGTATGATCTAAATAAATTAGGTGCTGTTATGCCGGATTCTGATTTCGTGACTGATGCCACTGATCCCACCAAAGTAAAGCTAACGATAAGAGCAAATTCAGGTTTTGACTTATTGGCCCTTGCGGATCAATTAGTAATTAAACCAACAGACAAAAATGCAACTCCTAATGATTATGTAACGGTTCCTCTTGCTGGACCGATGGCTGACATAGAGGCTACTTACGACAGCGAAAATGAGAGAATTTACAATATTACATTTAAAGCCTATGTCGATAGCGAAAACAACAACCAATTATTTATTCTTGGTGATACTACTGCATCTGAGACGTAAAAAGGCGGAACTTCCGCCTTTTTATTTTCTCTCTCAAGGGAGGTTAATAGGTGTTTAAGTGGATTAACAGAAGAAAAGAAAAAGTCTTCCCTGTTCGTACTGGTAATGACTTATATCTCGGAGAAAAACTCGTTAAGCCGCGTAAGGTTACTCCGATCGTCTGGAAAGAGCTTTTCGAAATGGTCGAAAGCCTCCCTGCATGGGTTATCCAAGTCGCGCTTGTTCACAATCGAGAGGATTTCCCGGCTTATCTTGCGCATCTCATTCGGGTTTCTACGGATGAAGTAGTAAAACTAACGTCCGTACTCAGCGGGATTGATGAAAAGTACATTTCGGAAAATGCGTCCATCCCGGAAATTATCGGATACATCACGGAAACGGCGAAGCTGAACGACTTCAGTGGTGCGCTAAAAAACTTAAAGAGCCTCCTCCCCGCGAGTCTGACGACAATGTTCAGCGAGACAGCGGAGATGGAGGCGAAATAAAAACAATTGACGATATGTATCACGCATATATTCGCGGATGGTCCGCGGTGTTAGGCGTATCTCAACGAACAATTGAAACGGAATACTACATTGTAGATGTACCCAAAATAATTAAGATTCGGAACCAAAACGATGCGGTAAATAAATTATTTCAGATACAGGTGGAAAGTTTTCCGTACATGGAAAAAAGATCTCAAACTGCTTTGATTGAAGCGCTACAACGTGACGTGGGGATCAATCAGGAAAACACGAATTTTGACCGTTCTAAAATGGATCAGCTACATGCAATGTATGCACAAATTCAGTAAGAAAGGGGGTCGTATATTGCCAAACGCAGGTGAAATTCGTGCACGCATGACATTGGATACAACGCAATTCAATGCAAAAATGGCGAAGGCTAAGAACGATATGGATCGAACGTCTAAGTCATCGAAAAGACTTAGAGGCGATTTAGAATCAGTGCGTACAGGATTTACGGCTGTAGGGACGGCAGCAGCGGTCGGGATTGGTGCGGCGGTGTATACAGCAGCAAATTTTGAGCAGTCGATGGCAAGGGTCAAAGCTGTCAGTGGAGCGACAGATGCTGAGTTTACGCAGTTAACGGATACGGCACGAGAATTAGGAGCGACGACGTCATTCAGCGCGTCACAAGCCGCGCAGGGTATGCAGTATCTTGCAATGGCGGGATTTGAAACGAATGAGATTATTTCCGCAATGCCACACGTTTTAAATCTCGCATCTGCTGCGCAGGTTGATCTCGGTGTGGCTTCCGATATTGTTTCGAATATTATGACAGGATTTGGATTATCTGCGGAGGAATCTGGCCGTGCAGTTGATGTACTGACCACTACGATGACTACAGCGAACACAGATTTGAACCAATTAGGTGACGCTATGAAATACGTCGCTCCTGTTGCTAGTGGATTAGGGTGGTCGATCGAAGAAACAGCGGCTGCTATTGCTGCCATGTCTGACGCAGGGGTTCAGGGATCACAAGCAGGTACAGCACTACGCGCCTCACTGCTTTCGCTTGCAAGCCCGACTGGGCAGGCAGAGAAGGCGATGAAAAAATATGGCATCGAAGTCAAGGATGCAAACGGCAATATGAAGACAATGCCGGACTTGGTTTCGCATATTGCAAAAAGACTTGGCGGTTTGACAAAAGCGCAAAAAACAGCTGCACTGTCTCACCTTGTAGGACGCGAAGCCGCGTCTGGCTTTATAGCAATGATTGAAAAAGGTGGACCTGCGCTCGCGAAGCATAAGAAACAATTGGAGAACAGCGCGGGGGCGGCGGAGGAAGTAGCCAAAACACAAAGAGAAACATTGATGGGTGCATTGAAAGAGATGAAGTCAGCCTTTGAAGAGTTGGGGATTGCAGTAGGCAATCAATTTATCCCAATCTTAAAAGAGGTCGCGGGTGGTCTCACTGGAGTTGCCCGCATTATGGGCGAATTAGATCCGAAGCTGGTTGCTGGTGCTACGTCTTTTCTTGGAACAGCAGCAGCGGTTGGCACCTTAACATCCTCGCTTGGTCTACTTGTGATTGGACTCCGCGGATTAGGTCCGTTTTTCGGTCCTGCGGGATGGTTAATTACTGGGCTGTCTGTGGTTGCGGGATTGTACGCATCCAATAAAATTGCCCAAGACAAGATGACAGAATCAACTGCTCGACAAACCGCGAAATTGTATGATCAAAATGTAGCAACAGGGGAAATGATTGATCGTTTCGATGATCTGAGATCCCGGACGAACCTAACGAATGAGGAGTTCGGCGAGTTCCTTGACATTCAAACAAAATTAAAAGATAAATCGAATTTATCGAAAACAGAAGTCAAGGTTTTATCCGAGCGGATGAACGCTTTAAAAAGTAAATCAAGCTTGACGAAAGACGAATGGAATGAACTGGTACAGTTAAACGATAAATTGATCGAACGATATCCGGATCACGGGAGTGCCCTTACGGATCTTGGAAATAAGTATATTGCGAACGTTGATACGCTGCGGAAGATGAACGCAGAGAAACGCGAATCGCTACGAATGGAACTGTGGAATAAGCTCGAAAAAGGGCTTGATGAGTACCACAAGGGGCAAAAGCGTGTTGTTCAGGCGCAAAAGGAATATAGGCAAGCAGACAAAGAAATTGAAGAACTAAAAGAGCGGAGAAAGGCACAGAACAAGCAGATCAAAGAACTTGAAGACCAGATCACGGAAGCGAAAGAGAAAGGTAACTTGAAAGGAGCGGAACACCTCCGGCAGCTAAAGTCTATTATCGAAGGTAAAAAGAGAGAAACGGATCAGGAAATCGAAAAGCAGAGAAAGATTCGCGAGGGAGCAGAGAAGGAAATTCGCGGCATACAGAAGAAGAATGATGCTCTTCGGCAGGCTGCACAAAAATACGCAGATATTCTTCTTATGCAAAACGGAATCAACATGGAAGCAGGCAAAAACCTGGAAAATATCTATAAAAGAAAGTTTGCAATTCAAGAAGAGCTTGCAGCATATGACATGCGGAGAGAAAAAGGCGAGCAGCTAACTAAACAAGAACGGGAACATTATGAGGCTAAAAGGAAAGAGCTGGGCGTATTAGACTCTATCCTGGATCAAACAGGAGCACGTAAGTTAATTGAAAAAGATGTACTGGATAAACTTCGGGAAGAGTACGACGCGTCAAAAAAGACATCAGATGAATTGAATAAAAAGACGAAAAGAAAACACGATTATAAGGACGCTAAAGATGAGAAAAAGACTGCGAAAGCAAGTACAAAAGAATTAAACACGAAAACATCTAGGATACACAACTATGCAGATGGCAAGAAAGAAAAAGACACGGCGAAAGCCTCCACGAAAGAGCTTAACACGAAAACTAAGCGACCACACGATATTAAAGAGGTTCAACTCGCGCTAAATACTGCAGAGGCAACAACACGAGAAGCGAATAAAAAGACGAAAAAACCCATGGATTCAAGCGATATTAGGCAAGGACATGGTAAAGCAAAAGACTTAACCAGAGAAGCGAATAAGCGCACGAGAAAACCACTTGATTATAGTTCGATCATAAGCGCACTAAATTATGCTAAATCGCTTCATTCATGGCTTTCCTCCCCTGTTCGTAAGGTTGTTAGTGTTGCGCGCAACATCTATGAAAGAGTTTTCGAGCGACATCAAGGTGGGATGATTCCCGATCCACCTAAATTTCATAATGGTGGTATTGCAGATTTTACCCATGGGATGGGCGGAATTACGCCAGGGTTAGGCGGAGTTGACGCGCGTTTGTTAGGACGCGAAATGGTTTTAACTCAATTTCAGCAGGCGCGACTATTCAATGCAATTAATTCTGGGGCAATTGGGGATGGAGGGCTATCACGACAAGATTTTGAAGAGTTGGCAGATCGAATAGCAAATCGCCCTGTTGTAGTCAGGGCTAACTTTAACAGGACAGAGTTTGCACGCCTTCTAGCCGAACCAATAAAAGAAGAGCAAGTACGTCTAGCCCAGAGGAATCAACGGGGAAAGGGGAGGTCGTAATATTTGACGGGTTTTAATTTTAACGGTGAACATAGTTCCACTTACAATCTTACTGTACTGAACATTCAACGTTCGTTCCATGCCCCCGTTCAACCTCGACTGATTACCGCACCGGGAAAGCGTGGGGCTTATAACTTTAACGATTCTGATGTCGATATGCTAGCATTTGACGTTCAAGTTCTTCTACTTGAAAAAGGAAACCAAGAGTACCATAAGACAAGGCGAAAAATTGCACAGTGGTTATTCACAAATGAAGAAAAACCGCTTGTGTTCGACGATGAACCGGACAAAACGTATCTTGCGATGTTGTCGGGCGAAACAAACATCGATAGGATTGGATCGTCTGGTACAGCGAAGATTACATTTGTATGTAGTGATCCATACGCGAGAGGCGAGACGAAAACACAACGAATAGCAAACCCCGGTATGGTGTTTCGGCGTGAAGGGGTACGTTATCGAGAGGACGGAACTGTAGTTACGGAAAACTATCCGGTGTTTAAAGAGGGGAGGTTTAGTCAAGCGGTAGTAATCGAAGAAGGAACAACCAACCTTCTTGATACCGCGTCTTATCCTGTATTAGAAACCGTATCTGTCAACGAAGGGGAAGATTATTTTCTTTCAACCGTTGAAGGGTCAGCGGAAATAAGACATAAAAGAGCATATAACATTAGTGAAGAAAATCGACGTTTAGTCAAAGCAGGGAAAGATATAGATACGTTTATAAATAATGAAACAATCCCAGAAACTGACCGAGTTTTAGATGGACTATTGTATAGCACTGAAAATGAAGGAACCTATTCACTTCAGCCGGAAGTAAAAACGGTAAGGAGCCTTGCGAATTTCGGAAAAAAAGATATAGATCCATCTATCGTCATTGAAAATCCCTCTGACTTTGATTTAGTTCCGCCTGATCAATCAGGAGATATTGGAAATAACCCACCTACACACGGTATGGAATACACTACAGACAGAGTGTACACGTCAACTGAGGAGCAAAGCGAGTTTTCAATGGCTTCTCCGGCGCTAGGACTAGGGGAATCTAGTACGATAAAACTGTCGCATACATTCCCAGAGTGGTCTAGAGATCGCCAGATGGTATATAGAGTATATTTAGAGGGAAACAACAATTCTGGGATTCAAGGAAACACGTTTCGGATGACCATAGATGGATTAGGGGAAGTTTACTATCTCGACCCGACAAATCCAGATGTGTATAACGCATGGAAATTTTATTACGCACATTCAGGGCTTATGGATAATATTAAAGACGGAGAAAATCGATTTTATATTGGTTTTCGTAGGGGGGAAGGAGAAGGGGACTTTCGAGGGTACTTGGATCTTGTGTACTTCGAGTATAAATATGATGGATATGTTTTAAATGGATTCGCAGAATTTTCCGTCAGTCTTGACGGAGTAAAGGACTTAGCATCAGCGAAAATAAACGCTAATGTAACTAAACCAGAAGGAACGGACGTAGTGTTCGAAGTAGATACAGATGGTACGGGGTTTGTCCCTTACAGCATTGGCGACCCAATTCCTGGTTTATCTGACGGGGATGACTTGACAGGAAAGACGGTTAAAATAAGAATATCCTTGAGCACAACGAATGACCGCGTAACTCCTTCTGTTAATGGAATTAAGTTAGAAGTAGTCAGCGGATACATTACACCTAAAACAGTTACACTACCTGTAACAGATGTTTCCCCTATTGGGATAGCAAAAACTTCAAAATTGATTGCAAGACCGAAAATTCCCGCGGATACTTCCATTTTGATCGAGAAATCACTCGATGGCGGTAACACATGGTCAAAAATAAATCCCGGAGATACCATCGTTGAAGAGGGAACGAATTTAGAAGGTAAACAACTCGCATTAAGGTATACATTGTCTACGTCTGATAAATTAATTACCCCTGACATAGGGGAACAAATCGAATGGAAAATCGAACAAGAGCGAGCAAACAGGATCACAACTGCGACAACAGAGGTCGAACTTACACCTGTTGATGTTAAGCGGTGGCAATTAGAGAACAAGACATATCCCACCGGGTGGCATCCGACTGGAGAGCGAAAGCCGGAAACCATGTATACGCCTATTACTGATTCTCTAAAAAGTGGCGTAGGAACGATTGGGCTTTGGGTCTATGAAGACGGACACACGGTCCAAAACCTACGAAAAATCCTTGAAACGGATGGCGGAGAGGACTTGATGTTTTTCCGTTCCTCAGACGGTAGTTATAGCGTCCGTATGAATGGTGAAACGAATCTTGTATACTCTGCTGGAATCGGGTGGCACTACTGGGTTATCCGCTGGGATGGACTGAACGCCGATCTGTTCCTCGACGGCCAACCAGTATCAAGCGATCAACTATCGAAGGAACTTTCACTTGAGTACACGGAGAAACTGTTCGTTGGATGTTCTGCGTCAGGAACCGAACAGTTTAATTCTTTGATTGACGACTTAGCAATATACTCAACGGTGTTAACTGATACCGATATAGCAGACATATATAATTCCGGAATACCCGCAGAAGCGGAAGGAGAATCCGTCGTTTTTCCGTTCGATAATTCGCTATACCCGCAAGGTTCTTCCGCAATCGAAGTCGATGGTACGGCACCTACTCCGGCGGTTTTTCGCGTTACATTTAGCGAAGCATCCGATCACTTTAAGATCAGTAATGGATACGAGTACATCTTGATTAGCGCACCATTTCAGGCGGGTGATGTGCTTGAAATAGATTGCGACAAACAGGTCGTAAAAAAGAACGGTGTACCATCGAAAGCTATGCCACATTTAAGTATGGATTCCGATTTTTTCGATTTAATTCCAGGAGGGAGCGTAACTGTTGAACCCGCTAGGATAACTAAAGTGGATGCAACATTTACGGAGAGGTGGCGTTGATGTCGTATTTTAAGATATGGATTTTAGACCCAAACGAACAGATACAGGCGGTTGCCTCTAACAGGGGTACCGCCTTGCCTATTCTGGACGTAAAACATAAAGAGCAGATTAACGGGGAAAACAGCCTAGAGTTTCAAGTACCGTCAGATCACCGAGATGCTAAACATATCGTAGAAAATGGCGTAATAGTATTTCGGGGTATAGGAGGATCATTTCAAGAGTTTGTCGTCAGGGAGATTGAGGAGTCCCACGGAGAAAGTGGAGATACAAAACGAATATTCTGCGAACATGTCTCAAATGAGCTGATGGATTTTCCGTTGGAAAAATATGAAGCAAACAAACATGATGTTACCACAATGTTAAGCGTGATTCTATCCGGTACCCGCTGGCAGGTTGGTCTTGTTGATCCCACTGAAACACTGACACATACATTTTATATGAAAAGCGTAATGAAGTGTATTGGTGAGATCGTAGAAAAGATGGGGGTTGAGTTTCGATTCCGGGTTCAATTTATTGGGAACAAAATAACTGGAAGGTATGTAGATGTATTTTATGAACTCGGAAACGATACCGGAAAGCGATTTGAGTATCGTAAAGATATGAACCAAGTTCGGAGGGTAGTTGATACCTATATACCTACAGCATTAGTAGGACTAGGAAAAACAACTGAAGAAAAACTGAAGAATACAGAAAACGAAAAGGTCACGTTTGAAAAAATCGAATGGAAGAAGGAAAACGGAGATCCACGAGATAAACCCGCTGGACAACTATGGATCGGAGATGAAGATGCGCGGAAGCGGTACGGAATACCAGACGGTAAGGGTGGACGGACACACCGTATTAAATTCGTTGAATTTTCCGATATAGAAGACCCAGAGGATTTGATTAGAGAAACAAACGAAGAGCTTGATAAAGCGATTATGCCAAAAGTAACTTATGACATGGACGTTATCGACCTCGAAAAGGCGGCCGGGTTAGATCATGAGGCGGTTAGATTAGGTGATACCGTTCGGGTAATCGACAGGGAGATTTCCACTCCTATAAATATAAAAGCCCGTATTGTTGAGATAGATCGTGATTTACTTCACCCGGAAAACACACGCATAGTACTCGGAAATTTCTTGGATCTATATGGACCAGAAGATGATCTGAATAAAATCAAAGAACGTACTGGATCGTGGGATGGCGCAACAAAGCCCGGTGATAAGGTAAAGACACGGTGGCTTGACGGGATTATCGACGCCTTGCAAAACGAAATATATGGTGGCGCGGGGACTGTCCGTCTTCAAAACGACGGAATGCTTATTCTCGACAAACCAGCCGACCACGATCCGCAGCGTGCGATCATTTTAAATAATGGAGTTCTAGCGATTTCAAATAAACGTGTTTTGGGTGGTGATCCAGCAACCGCCTCCGGGTGGGAATGGCGCACATTTGGTACGGGAGATGGATTTACCGCTGATCTTATCAATGCGGGGACATTAAACGCAAGTCTCGTAAATGTATTTACAGAAAGCGGTGATAAGGCGAGTAAGGTTACGATACAGAATGGAAACGTGTACTCGTACACAAACGGACAGTTGTCTATGCGTTACGGAAATTATCGTCTAGAGATGTACGACTATAAAAATGCAGGAGGAATGCTTGGTTATATCGGTACGGCATATGATACTTCAAATGAGGAATATAGAGGAATTTCCTTAATTGGTGAAAAAGATTTTATAACCTTAGGTAGATTGGTTAATGGCTATATTAGGGCTAACTTTAGAACCGATTTCAATAGGGGAAGTACAGCTGTAATAGGACCAGGAACGAACACAGAAGGATCTGGATTATATACTGGTGCAGGGTTGTACGCGGACGGTAGAATATGGCAATACGACAGCGACACCCCGTCACGTGGACAGCCTTGTATTATCACTGAAAAAGGTAACGTCGATAGTGTGTATATATCTGATGTAGCTGTTTATGTAGGTGATCTAGAGAACGGAAGTGAAGGGAAATTTGTTGTAAGGGTAAACAACGCAAATACGAACGGATACAAGGAACAACTTTTAGTAGATTACAACAGGGTTTATTTTGGGACAAACCGAGTAGTGTGGGTTAAGCCATATTCAAATGCGTTTCGGATGGGTGTAGGAAATGATAATTACTTTCGTCTATTCGATAATGGTCAATTTGAGATTATAGCGAATAACGTTACTCGTCATGTGTTTTACCCGAATGGTTCGAAGTCGGGGGGATCAATTGAGATCGATGGGAAAGTTTGGGGGATGTCCCCGATTGATAGCCCTCAAGTACTGATCGAGACTGTCATCTTCGATCAAAACGTAACCGAAGATGGTGTACTGGTGGAGTTGGAAGAGCGCTACGCAAAAGCCGTTTCGCACTATGGTGTTTTTCCCTCTCGCGGTGATGTGGTCGTCGAGAATAAAACGGAAAGTTCCTTTATAGTCCGTGGGAAGGATGGAGTTGTCGACCTGAGAATCGTAGGTATCCGTGTAGGGGATGAGGGGACTTACTGGAGGGAAATGCCTACAATCGAATCTAACGAACAAAACGATCCAATAGAAGCTCCAGCGCCACAATAAAAGAGAAGGAGTGAGTATTTATGAATGAAAAACAAATTGACATTGTTATTGAAGAAACGAAAGAAGAGGTTGCGAACATCTTAAACGAAAGTAAGTTACCTGTTTCTATTTTGGGCTTAATTATGAGGGAGATGGCGCAACAAATCACCGCACAGGAACGACAGATTGTCGATCAACTCAAACAAAATAACGAACATGAAAACGAAGTCAAGGCGAAATAACTCCGCCTTTTATTTATATACGAAATAGACGTAAAGGGAGGCGGTGAAGATTCGTGAAAGACGCGAAATGGAGGTGGACGAAATGTCCATCGATGAATTACGGAAGGAACAACAAAAGTTAGAGCGAGAGCTTACCGAGATTCGCGCTCACATGACAGCGTCAGACAAAGACACTGCCCGCGCTCACAAACGAATAGATGAGATTGAGAAGAGATTGACGGATATTAGCGCGGCGATTACGCTTACGGTGAAGTCCATAGAGAAAATGGATAAAGACATTTCGAAAGTATCCGATAACGTAGGCGAAATCAAAAGTAAACAGGAAAGCTCTACGAGTACCATTTCGTTTCAACAAAAGCTGATTATCGGTTTCATGATCATAATCGCAGCGCTTCTCGGTATTAAACTTCCGATTTTCTGACACGAAAAAGACAAACGTATTAGCGTTTGTCTTTTTTATTATATTACACATCATGAAAAGGGTGATCGTATGAGTAAAGTTGTTGTGATCGATCCGGGGCACGGCGGAAAAGATCCGGGTGCTACAGGGCACGGGTTGAAGGAAAAGGATTTGACTCTCAAAATCTCCAAATACGCCTATGACTATTTGGAAAGTAATTATGAAGGCGTAAAGGTGTACATGACCCGGACTAAAGATACCTATCCTTCCCTTTCTGGTCGGTGTAGGTATGAAAAATCAAAGAACGCTGACCTGTTTTGCAGTATCCATGTCAACGCGGGTGGCGGAAATGGGTTTGAATCCTATGTTTTACGCGGGGCTTATACTTCTACCCGGCGAAAGCAAAAAATTATTCATGATGAGATCATGAAAGTTTGCCCATCTGGCTGGAGAGACCGCGGAAGAAAACAAGCGGGGTTCTATGTTCTCAAACACACCCGATCCTCTGCAATTCTCACGGAAAACGGGTTCATTGACACGAAGTCCAACGCAGATGACCTGAAAAAGGATTCTTTCTTGAAGAAATTGGGTTACGCTCACGCGAAGGGGATTGCTAAAGCTCTAGGGCTAAAGCGGAAGACAAAGGAAGAGGGCAAAGGGAAGAATAAGGGAGAGGAAAAGAAGAAACTCAAAGAGTTTTGGCGCATCCACAAAAACGGGAAACAGATTGGCTACTACGATATAGACGAAAACGCCAGAAAAATGATTCACGAAGTACTTGAGAAGTCTATGATAGCAAACGAAAAGGAAATCGACATCAAAGTTGAGCGTGATCTTAAGTACGTTTGATTTATGTTCATATGATTCACACATTTCAAAGGAGTGAAGGAAATGGAAAAACCTTGGTTGACTAAGGATTGGTTTATTCTTATTGTTGCGTTCGTGGGCGGAATTAAACTGGCGTTATCTGCTTTCTTCGGGATTGAAGTCCCTCAAGAAGGAATTGACGGGGTTCTCGATATGATTGGTGCGGCTGCAATGTTTTATGGTATCTGGAAAAATACACACGTAAGTAAAAAAGCTAAAGATCAAATGGAAGTACTGCGCGAAAAAGGACAAGGACTCGGTTGA